TTCTTTCTTGATATTTTATTCCAAGTAAATCTAACCCTTTTGTGTAAGCTTCTCGCCACTCGGAACTTGATTCTAGATCATCTTCATACTTTCCTCTTAAATCTGAAGATATTTCACCCAAAATAGAATCACTTAAAACTTCCGCTAAATTAGCTTCATGGTCATATTCTTCTGTGGCTACTTCTACCGATTCTCCTAGCATCCCCTGTAAAGCTTGAACAATGGCTCCACCTTGACCATCATCAATAACTTCTGCACCACCTTCAAACTCTTGTACTTGAGGAACTTCTATCTCTACCTCTGGTGCAGTTTCTTCAGCCGCGCCACCTTGCATAAATCCAGAATCAACATTTACCATAATTAGTCCTTTCTTATGTGGCTCTAGGAAGCATATTTGCCAAACTGCTTATTCCAAAAGGGGAAGACCCCATACTTGCTCTAGGATAAAGTTGAGCATCTCTTTCTGGATTAAGATCTCCAAAACTAACAACACCTGTGGAATTAGACATTCCTCCCCCCATAACATTCTCTATAGGCATATTTGCATAGGGTCGAAATCTAGGCATATTTGCAAAAGGTGGAAACCTAGGAATATTTTGATTCATTCCTCCTTGAAGAGAATCCATTTCTAATCCGGGGAAACTTTCTGAAACTAGTTGTTCTACCTTCTGACCAAAATCATTCATTTGAGAGTTTATATTTTGATTTAACTGTCTACCAATGGCCCTTTGAAGTGGTTGAATAAGACTAGCTAGTCCTCCACCTCCACCGTTAGCATAATTAGGATCAAACATCATTAGTATATACCAGAGAACTTCTTACCATAGACAAGTCCACCTTGAGAAAATTTTCTAACACCAAAAGTTTTTGCTTTATAAGCATCTTTTCCATATTCTTCAGTTAGATCAGCATCTTTGTAAAATTGTTTATTAACTTCCTCTATTTCTTTTGTTTCTTGTTCTTTGCCGCTTCTTCCTCTATCTTTATACTTTTCTCTAATTCTTTCTTCAGCATCTATAGTGGCTTTAGCAGCTCTTTGAAAAGGAACAGTTTTAGGGCCATATTTACCATATCTTGTTTCTCTTTTCATTTCATAATCATAATCTTGTTCTTTTTTAGTTTTTTGTGACATTAGTAATACTCCCTTTTCCTTGGATACCAGTTTTCATCTCTTTCGTCTTCACCTTCTAAATTGACAAAGCCACCTTGTCTGAATCTTATCAAAGCCATGGTCATGCTGTCAACATAATCATCATGATCCCCATTTGGGAAAGCAGCGCATTCCTCTATCACTTCATCCGCAAAACTCTTTTCTGGCGACCAAACCATGCTTGCTTCAAACAAAGGTGCAACTGTGTGCATTCTTGTTATCTTATCACGTCCTTTGCCCGGTGTATAGTTCATAACTGGAATTCCTGCTCTTCTCAGTTCATCTGTCAATGGCGTACCTGATGCTTTAGCTTCAATAATCACCATATCTGGCTCCCAATACTCATATTCTTCCGCAGCTACAGATTTTAATTCTGGAAAATTCCATCTTCCTCTTCGAGCATCCATAAGAATAATATGATCTGGACCACCCTCTTCTGGATTAAAAACACCCCACGTTGTAATCGCACTATAGTCAGCTGATTCTTTTTTTGAAAAAGCTGTATCGTAACTCTGCATAATATACTTAACTGGTGGTATTTTTTCCTTTTCCCACCTTTGCCACCATTCTTTCTTAACAATCGCACCCTCTGTAGCAGTGGGTTGTTGTTGCCATTGAGCATTCCATTTACCCACAGGTAAAGACGCTTTTACCTTCAATAAATCATCTTTATTCCAAAATTCGGGCCATAAAGGTTTATCAGAAGGCATAATCGCAGGAAACTCAATAACCTCCCACTTATCAGACATCGAATCTGAACCTTGCGCCTTGATCAATCGACCTGTTAAATCCTTCATACCCCAACGGGTCATAACAACGATAATCGAACCACCCGGTTGAAGACGTTGACGTGGACCAGATGTGTACCACTCAAAAGCATTTTCAAAGGCAGATTCAGATAAAGCATCCTGTTCGGAGTGCGGATCATCAATAATAAATAAATCCGCACCACGACCCGTGACAGCAGCACCCACACCCGCGGCAAAATATTCGCCCCCTTTACTTGTTTCCCAACGGCCCGCCGCCTTACTATCCGCTTTTAAATCTACCTTCGGAAAAATATCTTTAAATTTCGGTTCATCTATTAAATCTCTAACTTTTCTACCAAATCGTACCGCAAGTTCTGTGTTGTGCGTAGCTTGAATAATCTTTAGTTTAGGGTTCCTTCCTAAAAACCAAGCGGGCATCAAGTAACTCGCAAATTCTGACTTACTATGTCTAGGCGGCATATTCACGATTAATCGCTTTAATTTACCTTGAGCTATCAACTCTAGCTTTTCAGCAATAACCCTGTGATGCCTACCCTCAATAAAATTCTCGTACACATGATGCACAAAAGGCATAAATTTGTCTTGTGCTTTCTCTCGAACTATAAGTTTTGTTTCTGCTTCCTTTAATGAGAGAATCTCTCTCAATACATCTTCGGGTACAGTTTCTAGGTTCATGGACATTGATTCTTAGAATAGACTACCTATCCCCTTACCACTAATTGCATTGCCCAGGATCCTTGCAAAAAAACCTTGTTCTTTCTTTTTCCTTTGTTCTAGGACATTGGCTAAATTTTGAAGCGAATCTTCAGACA